GCTTTTCATATTCACTAGTTATTTTATAATACATTTTATGTTCAAGGTTTCCTGGCCGTAGCCTTTGGTCAATATTAAGTTTGGAAAAAATTTTCTCATTTAATTTAAATAATTTTTTATTCCACCTGACACATAATATAATCTTACATTACCTGCGCCATCATCATCAAAAAAGCATTCGTTAGCATTACCGTCTATTTTAAATCCTGATGAAGTTAATATTCCACCTGTACTTGCCATATGTCCAGAATGTGGATTATATAATGCATTTCTAAAATAGATATTATATTTTGAAGATGTACTAATTATTGGTTGGAAATCTTTTCTAATTTTAACAGTTGTAATGTTTGACAGAATACTATCATCTGTACTATCAATCAAACCTGTAACTTTTGAATATCTGAATACTGCGTCAAACTTTTGTAAAGTAGCAGCATTATAAGTCATTAATGAAGTAATAACATCTGCCTTTATAGTATCAGCAGTTTTTGCTGTTACCTTTGCGTCATACTTAACATTTGAAGTAATTATTACAGAAGTTGTTTCTGGATCTTTTATAACTGGTCTTACTGAAGCAACGTTATATGGTTTTAATTGAGTTACAATATCTGCTTTTGATGTATCTGATAATACTGTTCCTGATTTTGCTTTGATTGAAATATTTACAACACCATATTGTGGAGTTTCATCATCTTCACCACCCCAAGCACTTACAGATTGAGCATTTGGATAAATTGATTTAACTAACGTTTCATAATCAGTTGATGTAACTGCTCTATCTTGAGCAGCGTATTGTAAAGGTGCATTAAATTTTATTGATTCATTTGTTTCTGCATTTGCACCACCTGATGAATTTGAATCAGTTGATATAGTTACATTTGTAAAACCACCAATATTACCTGACAATGAAAATTTTGAAGCACCATTTGATTTTACTGTATTAGTTACAATGTATTCTAATATAATAACATTACCATCTTCTAATTTCTTACCAGTAACACCATCACCAAAATATACTTCATATTTGTTTTCAGAACCTTCTTGTATAAAATAAACTTTTGAATCACTTGAAACATCATTATAACCACCTGCTAAAGAATAAACAGTTTGAGTTGTATCTGTATTACTATTTTGCACGGTAACTTTTAAAGTTGAAGTATCTGCTCTATCACTAGGTATTTCAAATTTCATATCATTATCATTTGAGTCAAACGTATATTTAAATGTAACCAATGTACCTTCATAAAGAGGTACATTATTAAATTTATAAACTCCATTTTCTGGTGTAATTGTTATATCTGCGTTAGTTACATATTCGTAATCTACTTTATCAACTGTAGTTGTAAAAACTGTTCCCTTCTGCATAGTTACAGACGAACCAGTTGCATTATTAAGAACAACATCAATTTGTGCTCTTGGTGTTCTAGGAGATGTAGGAGTATATCCTAACATCTTTGCTAATGAAACAATATTTTTTCTTATGTCTGCACTATCCAAATACATTTCATTTGTGGACATATTTGCAATGTAAGACATATAGTGAGTATTATAAGATAGAACATCTAATAAAATAGATAAACTTGAACCTTCAAAATCATAGTCTTGAAATTGAGTTTGACTTTGTAAAAAAGTTTTTAAATTAGCTTTTATTGCGTCAAAATCTAATTCTGATATTTCTAATTTGTGTTGTGCCATCTTATCTTACCCTATATAAATTTATTGAAACTTGTTGTGGTTGTGGTACTCCTATAATATCAAAAAAAATATCTATAACTACTCTATTGTTATCAATCTCGGTTGCGCCAGACAAAAATTCATTAGCTTCTTCTGCTCTTGCCCCTTTTTCAAAATCATCTCCATTTACTGTAATACCAGTTAATCTAATTCTTGGTTCATTATTAATTAAAACTTCTTCTATTTTTCTTTTGATATATATTGAAATTACTGGTGAGTAATTTTCAAATAACATTTCTCTTATACCACATCCTAATTCTGGATGCATAGGTCTTTCATAGAAATTTGTTTGTATTAAATTTCTTACTGACCTTTTTATTGCTATTGCGTCTTCAACCACATTAACATCATTAGTAACTGGATGTCTACCAAAGTCTAAATCTAAATCTTTAAACTTCCTAGATTGCCTTTTACTAGAACTTTTGACGTGTGGTGTATAATCGCCTAAAAATGCTTGATTGTTTTGTGCCATAACTGTAATATTTATAACAGTTATCCCGCTCTTACTGTATCAGAACCTTGAATCATTGCTCCACCATCATAAGAATCTCCAACTCTTGCAACAGGTATATTTTGAGCTCTTACTGTAGAAGAACCTATGTTAACCTTTGCCATATGTGGCATACACGGTGGTGGAGGAGGTCGTGGTCTAGTATGTGGTAATGTAGGATCATTAAGTCTAGCAACTGGTTTATTATTTGCTCTAACTGTAAATTGTGTTGCTTTAACACCTATTACAGCATCACAACGGTGACCAGTTGTGCCTAAATCTAAATCCCTACAAAGCTTTGGCATTACGCAATTATCCAAATAACTACGATAACTACTATAACCCAATTTGGTACTGAACTTTTAGTAAACCATTCTTTTACTTTTTTTGTGTCTATTGGTTCTATCATTTTATTTCTATTTTGCCTCCAGCTGTTTCTATATCTTTTTTAATCTTATCTGCTTCTTCTTTTTGTTGGTCTTCTGCAATTACAGAAGGAACGCCTTCAACAAAATTCTTTGCTTCAAGTAATCCCATATCTTTAAATGCTCTAACTGCTTTAATAACACTAATTTTTTTACTATCTTCAAAACCTGTTAACGTAATTTTGAATAAAGACTCTTCTGTTTTTTCTTGTACAGGTGCAGGTGCGCTTCCTTGTATAGCCGCTAAATCTATACCCCAAGTTTTCTCTAATTTTTTTGCTAATTCACCCGCTTCAACTACTGTTAATTTACCTAACTCTTCAACTAGTGTTTCTAATTTTGACATATTCTATCTTCCTAACTTGTCTTTTCTACCAATAGGTAGTTTTTGCCACTTTGTCATTTCAACACCTTTTTTACTTATCCATTCAATAAAGATTAAGGGTGTTTTTACTTTATTTTGAAAAGATTTAACTGCCTTTTTCCAACTCATAGCAGTTACTTCTTCATTAATTTCTTTATTATCAGTAAACTTAAATTTTCTTTCTTTTGACATTCTGTTTTCTCAACTTTCTTTTACATTTTTTATCATCACATCTGCAATATTTACAGATTTCTATTTTCCTAGCTTCCATCATTTCAAATTTCGGTTCTCCACAATGGGATTCCCTACCACAATTGTTGCAATAAGTCATAGTGATATATTTATACTAAAAATTACAAGTGAAAAGGGCTTCCCGATTCGGAAACTTTTCAAAATCGTAAGAAAATTTGCAATTATGCACGTTTCCGCAAGAAACGAGAACAAAAAGCGAACAAATAACTAAAAAAACCTTAATTTTTCTCATTTTTTTGAATTTTTCCCTTGACTTTTTTCTATTTTTAGTATATAGTTAACGTATAAGTTGAAAAAAGGAAACATTATGAAAAAAATACTTGAATATTTAACTATTATTCTATCAATAGGAGGAACTTTCTGTCTAATCGGCGCTGTCGGTGCAATTGACGGTGGTTATAAAGGAATTCCTATGAACGATAATTGGTTTTTGTGTGGTACTTTGTCATTGTTAGGAATTGCTATGTTTATTTTAGCTCTATACTCGCAAACGTTGTATTCTGAACAAGACTAATCAGTAGTTGAATCACTAGAATCTAATAAAGTTGCAACTAGGTGAACTCTTTGAGTCTCACCACCATTAAAAAAGTTGTGATATTTCGTATTATCAGTAATATAAGCATTTCCATTGGCTGGCATATGAAAACTCTCATCTTCAATAACCATTCTACTACCACCATTTGTTATCATTGGGATATGTAATCTCTTTTCGGGATCACGGTGCCAACTTAAACAACTTCTAGGTGGTTTCATTAGAAAACGAACACGACCTAACTTAAATCTTAATGTTAAATAATCGTAAAGAGTCTCAATATACGTGTTTTTAAATTCTGGACAAATTTGAGTGTATTCTTTTTCGTTGACTTCTTCAAGTCTTTGTTCTTCTTTACCTGTATTGTCAGGATAGGTCCAATAGATTCCACGGATATTACCACCAGAGATTGATTTGGGGTCTCCAGGTTTACGGTTGATACATATAGCATTGAAGTCTATATTATCAGGATTGTCTGTAGAAAAACCTTTTGATTCTTTAAACTGTTCATAACACGCTATTAGCTCCTCTAAATTAATATCTAGGTCCTCTACCGTTTGGTAGTGTTTACTCATAATACTACTATTTATGAGTATTACTGTCTATGATGTCTTGCTAAACGTCTTGCCCCATAAGTTATCATATAGTCTGCACCTGCTCTTTTGAATATATGATATGTTTCTTCTAAACTACCAGGAGCACCTATACCTAACCATTCTCCTGATGTTTGATATACACCAACAGGTTTGCCAGTTGCTTTCTTTATGCCTTGAATTAAATCTAAACTAGTAATACCAGGTTTTAACATTAATTCATCTGCACCATCTTTTGAATATTTTATAGAACGATTAATTGCACCTGCTTTATCTGATACATCTAATTGATAAGGTCTATGAATACCTTTTGATATTTTCATTGCATTTCGCCAACTTCTATAAAATGTTGAACGAAATTTGGTACTATAACTCATAACATCTATATTACCATCTTTTACTTCTTTAATATTTTTAACTGTATTGTCTTGACAATCACTTGGTGCTATTGTAGCACCAGACGCTGTATAAATTGATTTTGCTTGGTCTAATAATAATTTATCTGTTTTTTCTTGGTCGCCTATGATACAACAATGTCCGTCTTGCGTGTATGAACATAAACATACATCTACAATTAATCTACAATGTGGTTGTATATCTCTTGAAAGACTAGCGGCAGTTACACACACTTGGTCAAACTTATGTGAATCAATATGTTCATCACCTCTATGTGTATCAGATTTTTCTCCTAATTTAAATTCAGGTACATAGAATAAAAGAAATTCTTTTACGCCTAAATCTATATCTTTCTTAACACGTTCATTAACTTCTTTCCACGCATTATAGATTTTATTTCTTTCACCTAGTCCAGTATCTCTTGTAGAATAACTGGCGAATATTGGTTGAATTAATCTCACCTTATTTCAGACGCTACTTTTTGGGCAAAGTCCATATTTTGTCTTTGTAAGTTTACTTCTTCAATTGTCTTTGATGTATCATTAGGAGGATTAAAATATAAATTACCTGACACACTAATTCTTTCACCTGGTGTTTTATAAGCCATTACTCGGTGTCTTAATTGTGCAGGAAATATCCACATCCCAGCAACTTCAGGCATATAACCATATGAGTGTTGTGCCCAAGATTGATTTTCACCATAATGAAATGTAACTCCACCTGGTCCATAACTCTTACCTTTATAATTTTTTCGTTCTTCTGTTAAATCAGGAGCTTTTAAAAAGATAACCCAAGATAACGCACCACTATGAGAGTGTTCTGGATTTTGGTCGTTCTCTTTCATAAAATTAATCCATAAAGACATAAGAGTAAATTTGTTTGATATACTTCCATTATTATAATTAATTTCTTGACCAACATATCGTGCTGAATCTTCAACGTAATTATCTATGTAAGGTTGGAAATGTTCTATAAACCATTTCTTATCTTCTTGCGTAAAAGTTCTTTGGTCGTCCATTATACCAGCCAAATTACTATTACTTGAACCAGGTCTACACTTTTCACCTCTTTGTAAAAGTCCTTCTAAAAATTCTTCGTGAATTTTATAGAGTGCAACATAAGGACCAAAATTTAAATTGCCACCTTTTAATACGTCTATTTCTATACTCATTACATCCAATAATTATATTCATCAGGTTTCGCTTTGTATTCATTATCTAAATGTTTATCTGACCATATAGAAAAACATATTGCAATCATAGCAAACGCCATTATAAAATATAATCCCTTTCCTTCTTCCCAGTTTGTTAATAAATGCCATAACACTTGTACTCCATTCATTTCATCATACATTGTTTTAGCTCCTCTAATAGTTTCATTAGTTTGTGTTTCATTATATCCTTATTACTTAATTTGGGAATTGCTTTTAAGAATTTAGGATACTCTTTATTTAGTTGTTGTATTATTCTTTTCATTATTTTTACTTTTCAATAACTTGTCTTTCAATGCTAATTTAATCTTTTTCAAGTCTTTGAGTTCTCTCCAAGAAGTAAATGACCTATCGTTATTTCTTACCTCTTCTTGTAGATTTACTTTTCTTTTTAAGTCTTTGTGATTTTCTTTTAGTTCCGCCATATCTCTCCTCGTCTATATCGTGTAATCTTGGATTGTACCCTTTTGGCCAATTACAATTAATCGTCAATGTAGAATCGTCTTTATTTAAAATTCTAATCTGGTGACCATTGGGTGTTGAATTATCCCAATAACGTTCATAGTTATTTAAGTTAATTACTTGATGTTTTAGTTTCTTTGATTTTTTCTTGACCACGTCAAACATACCTGAATTGGGTGTGTTGTTTGCGATATCATCTAAAAAGGTTTCTTTTGGACTTGCTTCAAAATCATACGTAGCACTATAAATGCCACTATCTTGTTGTTGCGCTATTTTCTGCGCCATCATTTCTATATTTCTATCAGTCATCATAATCTCCTATAATACTATTTATACGACCTCCCACACGCTCATAGAAACTACGATTGATTCGCAAAATTTTTAGACTTGACATTACCCTACATTGCTGTTATTATAAATATAAATTTAGAAGGTTAAAGTGCTTATTACAGACGTACCATCTAAAAACAAAATCATCATAGAACATAACCATCATAGTCACTGCTTTGCTGACGTAGACTTTATCGTCTATTGTCAAAAGGCATTATATAGTAAAACACCATTTCGTGTAAGAATAGAACCTTGGGAACCTGAATATTGTATTGCCTACATTAAAACATTAAGACTACACGATAGATGGAAACCTCTTACAATAAAATATGTAAGACGTGGTCACTATATCTATTTGTGGAATAAGAATTATAAGAAGAATACTCGTTATTGAAATTTGCCGAGTCGTGGTGCTTTAGGTACTCTAAGCATTCTTGCGGACACTACACAGTTATATATAATTTACAAGTTTCCAAGAATAATCGCCATTACTACAAATACAATTAACAATACATAAACGCTAGTCATCAAAGGGGTGTAGAATAGGACCAGTATTAGATTTTGCACGTAAGACAACAGGTCGTCCTTTTTTATGTAAAGGCAATTGTTTCTGTTTATTGGGTTCACCTTCCCATTCAAATCTGTAATGTTCATTTTCGGGGATAAAGGTACTCGGCGGATTTTCATATGCGTCTTGAGGAAGTTTAGTCCATAGAGAATCAAATAACTCTTTTTCATCCATCATCCCAAACTGATTGTAAACACGACCAGTCATTTCTTTAGTTAAATCACGAAGTTTCTCTTTATTGTATTCTATCTTACGTTGAAAGTCCCAATACTCTTTTAAGTCGGCATATGATTGTTTTGTAATAGACATTTTTAGAAATATTTATATCCTGGCGTTTTTTTCTGGAAAAGGAAGTCGTTATATATCTAATGATTGTTATTGCATTTATAGTTTAAATTTTTTTATAAAAACAACAAATGCCTAATTGACAGGCCGTTTTTCAGATTTTCTGTTTTTGTTTTTTTGTAAGTTAATATATATGTTTATTAGTTTAAATCAATAGTGGCACCTCTATGAAATACACTCATAGTTGTGTTTGATGTTTTACTGCCTTCTATTGTTTCTTTCTTACTGCCCCATATATCACTCGTATAATCACCTTTTACTTTTAGATTGTAATTGCCGCCTACATTCATATTTACATCTCCATCAACGGTGACCAGATTGATATTGCCTTTATCTACTTGTATGTTAATGTTTGCATTCGGGCCAATCTGTATGTCATAGTGATTGTTTGGCATTTGGCTTTTATTAATGTAAATCTTATGGCGACCATCTATAGTAATGTCACTATCACCAGTAATGGCGTGACATTGTTTGCCTGAAGTAATTTCGTATTTGTCGCCTTTGTTAAGATAGACAATGTTGCCGTCTTTGTCTATTTCATAAGACGTGCCTGTTACGTGTGATTGATAAATTCTCTCGGCGCCTTTTGTATCATCTATTTCAAAAATGTGGCCAGACTCAGATTCGAATACGTGATTGAAAGGATAAACACTTGCGTAAGCTGGCGCAGGTTGATTCCATATTGTGCCATCTGAAGCGGCTATCTCATCACCTTTTGCGTTAGTGGCTTTATTAAAATCGGCCGTTGCGATACCTACTGCGACAGAATCAAGTCTTGCCTGTAAATGTGGATGCGTATCAGTATTAGTCGCCAACATATTAACATCACTTACACCAGCACTAATAGGATAAACACCAGATGGATCAGAAAATCCAAATTCACCTGTCGGCTTTTCTGCAGGCACGCCAGGTATACTACCTAATACAACTGGCTCTTGACATTGTTCGCCATCTCTAAAATATCCAAAGACCCAACTGCCTTCTACAAGAAAACTCGGCGACTGACCTAAACCTGAAATGCCTGGTGAGGTAACAGGTAGTACAACTTGCGCCCAAGGCAAGTCACTTGTAGGTAAAACTTCTTTGTCTTGCGTATGTATGCCTACGCAACGCACTCGCACTCTTCCCAAGAACAAAGAGTCTTGCCTGTCTTCAACAACGCCTGTGAACCAGATAAAGTTATTGAACCCTAAAAAATTATTGTCAGCCATTTAGTTTTTTCCCATATTGTTTTTCTTTTAAAGACTTGCACTTACGCATTTGTAAACTATTTAGAATACCTTTACGCAGGCGAGTGTGAAAACCACGTGTAATATTATCTTTACGCAGGCGGGTTTGCGTACCCTTTGCGACCCTTTGCGTAAGATATGTAATAGGTAGAAATATACCTAATAGCCAATTCTGAACAACATTGGTTACCGTCGGACACTCGGATGGCTTCGCACTCTTACCATAGTATCGTTGGCGACTATGCTGTGGTTCCATCAGTTCATCTGCGTTATACACTATTCCGCTCACATTGTCAATAGGCAATGCTTGTAGATGTTCTGTATATGTTCTGTTTTGCTGTGTCATATTGCTGTCTTATTCTCTATAAATGCCTGCTGTAATGGTAGTCTTACACGTCTAGCGTTAGCGAACCCAAAAAATTTGCGATTCTCAAAGATTCTTTCAGTAGTTCTCATTTTGTCGTCCTAAAAAGGTGTTCCTTCTGTTTCGTAAGGATTAGATTGTACTCTTGATAATAGTTCATTGTCTGCTTCATAGATATTAGTAGTTTTGCGACCACCTGAATAGTGTGTCCAACTATTATGTTCATCAATATATGCTTTTGGTACATTGTCCTTAACACATTTCAATACCATAGTATATACATCATCTGTCCTATTAATAATATGTTTCATATCGTATATTAAATATCTGCCCGACCAATATGGACTGGATTCTATTGGTTTATTGTGTCCTGTTGGTTCCATTATAGGCATATCAAACGTAATAATATCTCCTGCCTGTAATAATGAATTGCCAGGTACTTTTAACTCTAATATACCACTTGTTAATAATTGTCTTTGTGATAATGCCTTTTGTGATATATGTTTTGCACTCACGTGTGGTATAGGTACTGGTATGGCGTCTACTATCTTTGAAACCACAGCATTATTAGATTCAGTCATTTCGTGTACGTAATCAGTACTAGATTTTAACATTACCTTTTGGTCGTGTTCTTCACTAAATGCTCTAAATGTATCTTCAAATTTTGTTAAAGGTAATGGTAATTTATCTGCTGTTTTGGCACCAGTATCGTGTTCAGTATGAAAATGGTTACCAAAATCATCAGCATAATCATATGCTGTTTCTGTAATAGTTTTATTAAACATATCGTGTTCAATTAATTTACTTGCATAACCACCACCTTGTAAATGATTTAATACATCAACTGGGTTTATTAAATTCCAAGTTATTACACCGTGCATATCTTCAACAATATCTTTTGCACCACTATGGTGTCTAACATTTTGTTGTTGAAATCTATATGCCCATTTGGCAGGTCTTGCTATTGCACCACCTACTGCTAATAATGATTCAATACTTCTAAATTGATATCCGTCTTTTGTTTCATAGAATAGATATCCTGCATTTTGATATTTCTTTGATACTGCCTTTTTCGCCAACATATCAATTGCCTTAAATGGTCTAACATTTGGCATAACTATTTTATTTAAATATTTTGTAGGTTCTACATATAAATCTTTTCTTGCATTGAGATATTTTTTATTTGTAAATATATCTTCAACACCTATTTCAACAGGTCCAGTATATGCCTTACTAACTTTTCGTAAATTATTAAAATAAACTTCTCTTGAGCAGAAAAATATATCATATGCTTGACTACCTGAACCTATTGTTTTAGTATCAGGTGCTACACTCTCAATTTTGTATATGTGAAATGGGTGACCTTCATTGGCAGTAGCATTAATACCATCTGTCCCAGGTGTATTAAATTTTAAGTTCAATCTTTCTAAACCAACAATAGGTAATAGTGTACGTAAATCTTTGGTATCATACACTTGTATTCTACCTGTCATTGATTTATTAAAAATACCTTCTTGAAGTTCTATACTTAAAATGAGGTTTGTTATATCAACCCTAAAAGGTTGTTGTTGACCAGGCGAACCACCTGATATCTTGTAAGATAAAATATCAGCGGCTGCTAAATTATAATCGCCTGCTTTTGTGAGTCTTTCGCTACTTTTAACCATATCATTTTCTAATCAAACTATTAAATTCTTGTAAAAATAAATCAAGATATTGTGGATCAACTATTCTAATTTGTCTTTTACTGTCTTGTTTTCTTCTTTCATATTCATAATTAGTTACAGCACCTGCGCCTGCGTCTGTTGAATTGCACTCTAACATATGAGAATAATCATCAGGTCCATCACCTATTTTATTTCCACTTGATTGTACCTTTTCGTAATGATGTATTCCGTCAGGACTATCATATTTGTCTTCCATATATTTTTCAAATTGTAAATTAGATAACGGCCAATCATAATATATATTTTCAATATCATTTATCATACATACAACCCAAAATAAATTTGTTTCACCATATATTTTATATGCTACATCTTCTGGTTTCTCTCCATCTTCAACATCATAAACATCTAATAATGATACGTTCTTTTTTATTTTATCTTTCGTTTTTATTCTACGAAATATATCAGGCACTAATTTATAATAACCATTTGCCTTAATGTCATATAACATTAATGGAAACTGTTCAAAATATCTAGCCATTAGAATCCCTCCATAATTTTATCTTTAGTCATATATTCTAATTCTGCAAATGTTAAATCAAGACTATATGTAACTGGGTTGTGGTCTTCAAATGTTTTGAAATTAGGTGATTCAGATGGCACATAACTCACATCACATTTTTTCAAGGCACATCTTGATATTTTATTTAAACTATCATTAATACCTGTATTGTGTAAATAATGTATTTCAAATTCTGAAGGATAATCAAACATACGACCTTTATGCCAAGCATTTTTATTTTTACCTGGGTGCATATGATATTTAAACATTTTAATTATGTCTTTTACTTTTTCAGTTTCATCTGGATTTCTAGGCCAAAATCTAAATGAATAAGTGAATTCTCTAAAATGAGGACCTTCATATAACATTTCAGCGTGATTGTTAATTGCTAATCCCATACCCTTACCCATTAATTTAACCCAATCACCCATACCTGCACCTGATGTTATAGCACTTACAAATTCTTTTCCTTTTTGCATAACTATACCTGAACCGTGTTGACGTGCTTCTTTAACTGCATCCATAAAGCCAAGGTCTTTATCTTTTATACTTTTATATGCTTCTGCTATATCTCCAGAAATACCCATATCTTCTGCTCCCCAACCTGCACCATAACTAACTTTAATATCTGGTGGCATATATAATGCAATTGCACCTGATATTATATCTTTGCTTGGCATATCACGTAATACAGTATTTGTTTTATTAATTCTAGGTATTGTAATTCCTCTATCTTTATAACTTTGTCTAATATCATCTTCAAACCCTACTGCTTTTCTTTCATTAGGATTACCACCATCATTAGCCCATATCTTCTTACCACCTGGGTTTAATCCCACACTTCTTGCTAATTTTAAATCTGGATTTTCTGCTGGGTTGTCACCAACGTTTGATGATATTGTAAAGAATAATATCCAATTACCTAGTTCATTACCTGTTAACTCTGGTGGATATTGTAGATGTTGAAATTTTAAAGGATCATCTTTAACAGTTCTTCTATCAGAATTAATTTCAAATGGTGATTTCTTCAACATCTTATTAATGCCTGAAGTATTACCTACATTTATAGTCTTGCCTTGAACAAAGCTAGAAACAAGTGATGATGGATTAATATTTCCAACTGCTTTATTAACTATAAAACTCTTAACACCTCTTACAGCACTCTTAACGAAATGCTTGAGTTTCATACTTCTTGCGTATCTTTTGCTTGCTCCGTAACCGTATGGCATATGTTTGTTGATCCTTTTTATAAATACTATTATATTTATATGATTTATAGGTAATATATGAAGAAGAGTTACAAAGGAATATACAGACCAACATACCCTAGAAAATACGTAGGCAACCCTAATATGATAGTGTACAGGTCATTATTAGAGCGTAGGTTTATGCGTTATTGCGACCTAAATCCTGATGTATTAGTTTGGGCAAGTGAAGAATTGCCTATCAGATACTATAATCCATTAGACAAGAAATTTCATAGATACTTTCCAGACTTTGTTATCAAAACAATTAAAGATAAAAAGTATATGATTGAAATTAAACCATCAAGACAAACTGTTAAACCTAAAAAACCTAAATTAAAAACTAAATCTTATATGCGTGAGTCATTTAACTATATCAAAAATAAAGCAAAATGGTCAGCGGCAAGAGCATATTGTGTAAATAATAATATGGAGTTTAAACTAATTACTGAAAAGCAATTAGGTTTTAAATAGAAAATGATGTGCCACACCCACAACTAGATTTAGCTTTAGGGTTATTGAATACAAAGTTGGCACCAAATATATCGTTCTTATAATCTAATTGCATACCTAGTAAATACAATTCAAAACTTTTATCTACTAATAACGTGTTATCAACAACTAAATCTTTATCAGTTGGTGAATCCTCAAACGACCAATCATAACCAAAACCAGCACAACCACCACCCTTTACAGATAGTCTAACATAGTTCTTACTATGTTTTTCTTTTAATTCTTCTAATCTATTTTTTGCGTTCTCTAGTATCGTTATCATTGTTCTTTCTCTTCCAAGGTTTAAGGTCTAATAATATGTATAATATAATTCCACCCATAAGGCAGATAAACAAAAAACCAAATATTACTTTTAAGATTGTTAACACTATTGATTCATTGCTCTTTGCAATGCGCCATCAACTTCATATACTGCTGTGGCTGAAATAGAAGAAGTATTTTTGGTTATAATTTGTGGAGAACCATCAACTTTAGTAAAGTTAGAAACAGGAGCAAAATGCTTATCTTCTGCTTCAAGTTTTTTAGCGGCATTTAATAATACTTTTTTATCTGATAGTGCTTGTTCTAATAAAATTGCTTGGTCTTCAGCAGATAATAATTTTATCATATCTATCATTTGTATATCACCTGCCATACCACCCATTTGTGACTTGTCCATCATATTCATTTGACCTTCTGTTCTTGCCAATTTCCAAGTCATATCTCTCCATTCTTTTTGTTCATCTTTAGTCATATCTTTACGGTCTATTGCTGATAATTCTTTATATCTATCACTACCTTTTATCTCATCTGCTTGACTCTTTAACTTTTGATATTTTGGATCAGCTATTATTTTAGCATAGTTTTCAAACACATCAAGACCTTTATCACCATATCCTTTATTTCCTGCTATCGTCTTCAAATAACCTTCTCCCATACCCCAAGAAGTATCTCTACCTTCTTCGTTCAACATATCCTCAGCAGTCATTTGAATATTTTGTGATAATGCTGCTAATTGTTTAATTACTTTTGAAGAATCTTCTCCTAATTGTCCTGTTTGTACTACTTGATACATATTATGGATACTTCTCATCAATTCATCTGCCTTATGTTTATCATCAAGTACCGCTTTTAACGTATCATCATCCATTTTAGTAAACATTTCTACACTTGCAACTAAATTTTTTGTATGTTCAGGTGTAAGTTCTCCACCCTTTTCTACTATCTTTTGGGCAGCTTTTGTTGCCATAAATGCGTCTTGTAATTGTGTAGTTTCACCACCAAACGTTTTTGCTAATCCAGGTGCTATATTAGAAAGAAAACTTCCTTTTTGTTCTTCTAATCTTCTTTCAAATTCTTTTTGTGATAAACTGGTCATTTCATCTAAATGGTCTAAAGTTTTTCTTTCAGTTTCAGCTACTTTAGAAAACAAATAACCAACACCAGCGGCAAGAGCTATTGCTAATGAACCTGCAAGTAATACTGGCCAACCTATTGCAAGTCCTCCTAAAGTTAATCCTTTTGCACCAAGTAGTCCTGCATATTTACCTAATGCCAATAATGCTGGACCTGTCAATGCAACAGCACCCCAATCAAATCCACTCACTTGATCCATAGTCTTATCACCTTTTAACCAAGATATAACTGAAGCGAATCCCATACCAATAATAGCAGGTATAGCCATTAATAAAAATCCTTTAAATCCAAGTAGAGGTATTAAAGCTGCCATAGCAGGCAATGCTAATGTTAATGCTGTTTTAGCACCTTCACTTTCAATATCAAATTTGTCAACTATGGCGTCACCAAGATATCCTGCTAACATAAAAATTAAAGCTGATTTAAATATAAGACCTGCAATTTTTGTTATGCCTGCCATTGAAAACATACCAGCTCCAACTAGTCCAATTTTCTCCATTATACCACTACCAAAACCCTTACCTGCTTCATCAGCAGCACCTTCAAGACCACCGCCTCCAGTTTCACCACCTGCAACTTTTGGTTTGCCACCTTCTGGATCAGCACCTTGTTCTCTTAATCTACGTGCTTGGTCTTTTTCTATATCTAATGATGATTTTAATATTTCCCAAACGTGATGTACCTTATCAACAGTTTTTTGTTGTAAAGTTTTAATATCTTCTAATACTCCTAATGAACCTTGACTTACACCTTCAACAGTTTCTTGAGCGGCACCCTTTAATCCAATGAGTGAAGACCCAACTTTATCTTGGATATTCATTGACACCAACTCTACGTTGTTGGCAACTACAAGTTTATCTTCGCCCATTTCTGCCATTGATTACTCTTCTTTTTTGTGTTTACCTAAAATCTCTACGATTTCCCAAGAGCCGTCATTGTAATGATGTACTTTTGCGTCAACTAAATCACACATAAATGCTAATGATTCACCATCTATCTTGTAAGTGATACCATTTATTTCAACACTATCTGTTTCGTCTGATTTATTTTTCCACTTTTTCTCAACTTCTCTTTTTGTCTTTAGGCAATCGGACATACTATTTGCACCTTTATGGTCTATTAAATGACCATCTGCAAATACGCATACTGCAAATACTACTTCAGGTGGATGTTCGTGTTCACCTGCTTCTAGTGGACATTGTTGGTGTCCATCATCTCCGCAACCTGTACAATCTGCTTCTGCTCTTTGTGAGTTTAAGAAAACTCCAAATATTATTGCAATAGCAAATATGGCACCTAAAATCTTTAATAACCATTTAGTATCGCCGTTCTTGAAACCTATTTTGTCTATTAATGTTTTAAACATATTTCTCCCTATCTAATAGGTGGTACGTACATTACGCCACCGTTCTTCCAAAGATTATTTAATCCTCGTTCTAATGCAAGTGGAGTATTAGGTCCTACATTTCTCTCAAATGATTCCCCATAGTTTCCTACTTGTTTGATAATATTATAACCAAACTTCATACCTAATCCTAACATAGGACCGATATAACCTTCAACACCTAATATTCTTTTAACTTCTTTTGATTTAGCAGTTAACATTTCATCAACATTTCTACTAGTGATACCTGCTTCTTCAGCATTAACCATAATAAAATGTGTCCATCTAATTACATCTTCCCACTCTTGGTCGCCTTGTCTTACAAGTGGACCTAATGGTTCTTTTGATATAATTTCTGGTAATACAACCCATTTACTTGGATCGTCTGCACCAGACCTAGCACTTGCTAAACCAGAGGCGTCTGTTGTGAATACATCACACTCACCACCAAATAGTTTTGCTTTTGCCTCTTTATTACCTTCAACATATATTGGTTTATATGCCATATTGTTTTCTGCAAAATAATCATTTAGATTTAATTCAGACGTTGTTTCTTTTGTAATACATACAAACGCACCATCTAAACCTTTAGCACTTTTAATTCCTAATTCTGTTGGTATTAAAAACCCTTGTCCATCATAATAGTTTACACCTGCAAATTCAAACATCAAGTTAACATCACGACTTATTGTCCACGTTGTGTTTCTTGCAAGTACATCAATATTACCTGACGCTAATGTTGGAAATCTTTGAGCAGCATTTAATCCTACATACTCTACTTTAGTTGAGTCACCAAATATAGCAGCGGCAACTGCCTTACAGAAATCAACATCTAAACCACTCCAAGTTCCACTCTCGTCTTGAGCAGAAAATCCTGGTAAGTTAGCATTAACTCCACATATAACAAAACCTCTCTCTTTTACAGTTTGAAGTAGACCTATTTCTTTTTCTACTACAACTTTTGAACCTTTATTACTATTACTAGTAAAAGCAACTGCTAATAATACAGCGGCTAACATCAAAACACCAATTATATTTTGAATATTCTTTTTAAAATTAAATTTCATAATTTATCCTATTGTGTTAATACTTTTGTTTTCTTTTCTTTTTTCTTTTCAGATAGTGATTTAGCAGTACCACCTAATTTCAAACTACCTGATTGGTCAGGCATTTTGTTTTTGATACTAACTATCTTACCGTCTGCGTCTATTTCTGCTAAAGAAGGACCACAAATAACTCTACGTCCATCTTTTAGTTTTTCAATTCTTCTCTTCTCTTTTAGGCAATCCATTAATCCATCGTACTTAACGAATTCGCTTGAAGTGTCAGTCACAATAAACATTGTTATGATTGTAACTAGTGTTGTTGCGTCCATACCTTATTCTCCTGTTGTGTGTCCGTTGCCGTTTTTGACACTTCTTATTTTATCTTTTAGTTTTTCTATATCAGCTAATGCCTTGTCCATATCTTTCTGTAACCTCTCAATATTAACGGCGTTGTTCATCATATTCTGTAAATCTTTTTGTATGGACTCTACTTGTCCGCTTAAGAATTCAATTAGCATAAATTGCTCTGAATCAGCAGGTAAAGAACCCATATCACCTCTCGGCCACTTGATTCTAAATTCGTTATTCTTCTCTATGTCCTGTGCTAATGTTTCTTCTGCTTGGTTTAAATCTTTTTCTAATAATGTGGTATTGGTTTCCAATTTGTTCAATCGCTCAATTACACCGAAGTAAGCCCACACGCCAACAGCGACTGCTGAAATTATGGCAAGCAAGTTCTTCATAGGCATACTTACAGCGGATTCGCTTGATATATCTAATCTATTCTTTGCCATAACTCTCCTTATTTTTTAACTTTAGGTATCTTTGCACCTGGTTTGCCAACATATAACCCGAAGAAAGCAGCACCAGCACCAACTATAGTTGATATGTACATTGCTTGGGAATTAGTTGGATCGGGTAATTGCATAAACCAAGTTACTGATTTATAAAAGGCATAGATATATGCCAACATCACCAGTCTAGGTATAACCCTAAATTTGTCTAATAGACCTGCAATTTTATTTGTTATTGTAGGAGCGTCATCACCTTCTTCAGGTATCAAATCACTCTTTGCTACTTCATACTCTTCAGTAGTCTTTTTTACTTTTATTAAATCGTCCATAACTTCCTTTACTTTTGTCCTGCTTGTTTCAATCTAATTCTATCGTTCTCTTCTTTGATCCAATTAGATAGTAAACTCACATAAATTTCCCTCTCCCAAGGTATCATATTCTCTAGTTCACTTAGCGAATATTTATGATGTTGCATTAATGCAAAATTCACTTGATAATAATTCTCTAAACTTTCGTGAGAGAGGGCAATACGAAAAAATCAGCTATCCCTGCCAACGTAAGTTTACTTTTAACTTTCGTGTTAGGATTCTCTATTTCTACGTCTTGCTTCAGTTTAGGCATAGTATCAAAGAAATTATTGATTTTTTGATATGTTTTTGCGTCTAAACTCTCTAAAAACTTATGCATTTCGTCTTTACTATAATCACTTGCTGAGTGTATTTTATCACCTTCATATACTTGATATACTGTATTTGCTAGCATTTCAAACATCTGCTTGGTTTTCATACCTTCGTTATTTTTCTGTTCAGCTGGATCAACGGAATTTATAGTAGGATAACTCATAACCAATCCTATTTTCTTCTTCTCATCAATCACAATATTATTAGTATGGTCTTCATCTACGTGTACTTCCACTTTAGACAAATCTATTTCAACTTCTGCATAAGATTTCTTATCATCAGGACATAACAATTTAAGTTTTGTTATTTCACCAACTGACTTCGCTCTTATCTGTAAAAATATATACTCTACGTCAAATATAGGTAGTGTATTGATATCTACAGCACCAAATGTACAAGTATGTACTATTTGTTTTAATGCTTCGGTCATATCTTTATTATTACCAGACTCTAGTGCCTGTAATAATATCTTTTCTTCTTTAACAAGAAAAGGTCTGAATTTAACCTTTACATCTTTAGATGGTAATGTCAATTCATAGGTCGCTGTTTCTAATATAGGCAATGCCATAATTTACTCCTTTATATTATTTATTTATCTCAAAAGGTGGGAACACCCTGCCTCCTGTGCCCTTACCAATAGGCATATCTCTTTTAATTTTGTCAATAATTTGTTTACCTGCTCTTTTAATCTCTGGTGGCATTTTACCTAATATGCCTCCAAATATTCCATAGTTCTTAGCAGGTTTAATATTAGGCATATCTGGAATATGTTTTCCAAATTCAACACCATTAATTGAGTCTAATGTTATATTCTCCCAAGTTCTAAAAGCAAATGTTATTGGTATATCCATAGGTATCACATCATCCGTTAATGCTTGGTATTGTATTTCACCAATTGTTTCTGGATATACTTCGTGCAATCTAACACCATATGTCATTCTGTAATTATCATCAGGACTTTCTTTATCTGTTTCTCTATATTGTCCTAATTGATAAATCTCCATAGTACCTACATAATCATCATAGTAATTTAAATTATGTGTTGCCAGGTTATATATTCTTCTTTGCCAAGTTTCAAAAAATGCTCTTTGTCTTAAAAACTTATCTCCCATAAACGTACACTCAATATTTGATCCATAAGCATATGCATAAGGCATTTTTCTACCTGGACCATAAGTTACATAATTTTGTGTTAATACGTCCCTATGGGGTAATTTTGCTTGAGTACACATCAACTCTACATTATTTTTCATTCCTGATTCATTAAGAAGACTATCTTTATCTACTAATACGACATCTTTGTCTGTTCCAACTTTTCTTTCAAAAGTATCTCTTGGTGGAAATAATCTAATTAAAAATCTATTTGCTCTAGCAACACCTTCACCTTTATTAATTTCAGTTATAAATCTACCAATAGATGTTTTTCTATTAACACCTGGTCGTTGTACAGTTATTCTTTTATCGCCTTCAACGTTATCTAAACTTTTATCTCTTGGAAGTCCTACTCGGATATCCATATTACCGATACGTTTACCTGCTCTAAATATTGCCATATCTATTTCCTTTTGTGTCTACCCATATAATGCTCGGATGGTTCGTAGTTCCATTTATGTCCGTGGTGTCCTCTAATGTCGGCATACCACATTCTTAATCTTACTATCATAACTCTCCATAATGTTCTCTTTGCCATTTTTTATCAGATTGCTCTCCTACTATCTGACCAGACTTTACTAGCTGGTGCTTTCTTAAATTGTTGTACTGGTAAATATACTGCAATAGCCATTTCATCTGCGTCTACTCTTAAAAAATTTGACCTTACGTGTCGCCACAAATATTTCTTAATCGTTGGTTTAATCATAGGTATATTTTTAAGTGTAGAATATGTTGCCATTATCTTTGTTGTTCTATCAAATTGCGTATTACTAGCATATTTTTGTATGTCTTGTAATAATCTAAATCTCATTATGTATGGTAGGTAATGAAAGTTCAAACCTACAAAACCACCTCTAAATGTATCTACTGGTAAAACTAATGGAAATGTATCATAGTATGGTAGTTTCTTTTTAGTTTTAGGGTCGTAAAAATACATATTCAAACGTCCTGCGCTAGGTCTTTGATTTAATTTACCTTGTCGCATAAGACCAGTAGAAGTTGCCTTACTAGCTATACTATCTACAGCGTTCCTATACCAGGATGCTGATTTTAGTACACCCGCTTGTCTATCTTTTAGTGGTCTAAATATATTTGCCATACTACTAATTATAA